AGTATTATTATTTTCAAAAGTATTATTATTTTCAAAAGTATTATTATTTTCAAAAGTATTATTATTTTCAAAAGTATTATTATTTTCAAAAGTATTATTATTTTCAAAAGTATTATTATTTTCAAAAGTATTATTATTTTCAAAAAAGTTATTATTTTGAAAAAAGTTATTATTTTCAAAAGTGGTATTGTTAAAACTTTGTTTATCTTTATCAAATTTAAATAGATTACTAATTTGATTAATTGTATCTTCTAATTTATGTTTAAATTCATCAGTATTAATTGCTTCAAATAATTTAGCGCTGGAACCAAAACAATCAATATTATGAATATTAGGTATAATTAAAAATAATATTAATTGTAAATATTTCCATAAATTTTCTTTAGTTTTATCACTAGTAGTATCAAAATATAAATCGGCGAATATAATTTTAGGTAAGAATTCAGTATTTAAATTATTAGAAAACATGGTTTCATTTTGATATAATATATCAAAAAATCGTTCAGGAAAAACATTTTTACAGTGATTATAAATTTTATTTAAAGCATTAATAAAATTAGTGTCTAAATTATCTAAATTGTCTAAATTTTCTAAATTATCTAAATTATCTATATTTAATTTTTCTTTAATATTATAATTTAATATAATTTGATAATCGGGATCATTAGTAATAATATCTTTAATTTTATCGGAAAAAGTAGTATTTAAATCTAATAATAAATCTTTAAATATATTATAAAATTCGATTAAAATAGATTTATTTAATTGTAAGTCACTCATTATTATTTTTATAAATAATATATTTTTATATATTTAATTTATTAAATATCTTATTAATTTTAAATATTATTATTTCTTTGATATTCTATATTTTCTATATTAATATCACCTATTTTATCAGGAACATAATCTTCAGGAGGAGTTTCTATTTTATCTAAATGATTAATAGTAGCATAATTATATAATTGTCTTAAACCTCCATTACCTTGTGCTGCTAATTCATTATTATTTTGGTCTAAAAAACTATAAGTATCAGAAACAACTCCAGTATAATTACCGAAATGATATGCTGTAGGTTCTTCATTTTTAGTAATAGTTATATTTTTTTCAATTTTAATATCTTCAACGGGTTTTAAATAATGTAATATATCATCACCAAATAATACTTTATAATTGTTATTAACTAATAATAAAGCAGGAACAGCATTAATAGTAGGAGGTAAAATAATTTCATTATTATTTTCTAAAATAATATAAATGTTATTATTTTTTTGAGTTCGTTTATCAATACATATAAAATGAATATTATTTTTAATAGAAGATTTAGATATTTTATATAATAATTTTTTACAATTTTCACAAAAATTACTATAATATAATACGTTACTCATAATAATATATAAATAAAAGTTAATTATATATTATTTTAAACTAAAATTTAAATAATTAAAATTTTTATAAATAATAAATTTTTTCAAATAATAAATAAAATTGATATAAATATAATTTTATAAATTATATATAATTATAATTAAATATGTCTGCATCATTACAATCAATAAATTCTAAATCTGTGCAAAATAGTAATTTATCATTAGCTTCTAAAATAATAAAAAATTCAGAAAGTGAAACAGAAAATGAGGGAAATTCAGAAAATGAGGGAAATTCAGAAAATGAGGGAAATTCAGAAAATGAGGGAAATTCAGAAAATGAGGGAAATTCAGAAAATGAGGGAAATTCAGAAAATGAGGGAAATAAAAAAAAAAAGGATATAAGAGTGAAGGATGAAGAAATAATTTATGAAAAAAATATAACATATACGTTAGAACCAAAAATAACAAATTTAGAAGAAATAAATGATACATTAAAATTTACGATTTCAAATATAAATGTAAGTCATGTAAATGCTATAAGAAGAGTATTATTATCAGATATACCAATAATAGGAATTAAAACAAGTCCATATACAGAAAATAAATTAAATATAATAGTGAATAAAACACGATTAAATAATGAATTAATAAAACAAAGGATAAGTTCGATTCCTATACATATAGATGATATAGATACGTTTCCAATAAATGATTATATGATAGAAATGGATAAAATAAATAATAGTAATACAATAATATATGCAACAACAGAAGATTTTAAAATAAAAAATATAAATACAAATAAATATTTATTAGAAAGTGAGGTGAAAAAGATATTTCCGCCGGATCCAATAACGGGTGATTATATAGATATAGTTAGATTACGTCCTAAAATAGTGGATAATATAAATTCGGAACAAATAAAATTAAATGCAACATTATCGATATGTCACGCTAAAGATGATGGTGTGTTTAATGTAGTTTCAACATGTTCTTATGGAAATACATTAGATCCATTAAAAATAAAAGAAGAATGGAAAAAGAAAGAAGAAAGTTTTAAAAATAAATATTCAAAAGAAGAAATAGAATTTTTAAAAAAAGATTGGTTATTATTGGATGCGAAGAGATTATATATAGAAGATAGTTTTGATTTTGTATTAGAAACAATAGGAATATATAGTAATTTTAAATTAATGGAATTAGCAGCATCAATAATAATAAAAAAATTATATGTATTTTTAGAATCATTAAAAATGAATACAGATTTAATAAAAGAAGCAGTAGATACATTAGAAAATTGTTATATAATTGTAATAGAAAATGAAGATTATACTATAGGAAAAATAATAGAATATTATTTATTTGTAAATTTATTTTTAGATAAAAAGGATATAAATTATGTAGGATTTTTAAAGAAACATCCGCATGATATAAATAGTTTTATAAAAATAAGTTATAAATTACCGATATCAAAAGATGAAATAATTTTAAATATAGAAAATGCAGTAAATGCTAGTATATTATTATTTAATTCTATAAAGAAATATTTTACAAATTAAAAATTTATAATTTATAATTTATAATTAAGAATTAATAAAATATTATATATAATATAAATAAATATTTTTTTATATATATATATATAAATATATATATAAAATTTTTTATATTGATATTATAATAATATAATTTAATCAATATCCATATTTGTATTAGGGATTTCCATATTTGTATTAGGGATTTCCATATTTGTATTAGGGATTTCCAAATTTGTATTAGGGATTTCCAAATTTGTATTAGGGATTTCCAAATTTGTATTAGGGATTTCCAAATTTGTATTAGGGATTTCCAAATTTGTATTAGGGATTTCCAAATTTGTAATAGAATTAATATATTCATTTTTTTTTACATAATTAATAATAAACATTTGTTGTGCTGGATGTAATGAATTTACATAATCAATTACATATTTCTTATCAATATATTTTTTATTTGGTTTTAATTCATTTTTATATTTTTGATGTAATTTATACATATGTGTTTTATATTGAAAATCATATTCTTTTAATGGTTTTTCTTTTCTAATAAAACAACTAATATAATTTATATATAATTCATTTGTATATGAATAAATTAATATTTTAAATTTATTAAACATTATAGTATGTTCTGGATAATAATTTAAAAATTCTTTTACTTTATTCTCTTTTTTTAAACATAAATAATTATATTGTAATTTTGGTTGATTACCTCTTAATAATCTTACTTCTTCATATTTTTTATTTCTTAATTTGGTTCTACTGCCATCTTTTGAATAAATCATACAACCAACACAATAATAAGGAATATTATCAGAATTATATATATTTTCAATATAATCATATGAATTAATAATTATTTTTTCTATAATTTTTACATTTGTATTTAAAAATATATATGGTGGCGTATTAATAAATCGTGATACGTCTAGTTCTTTTATTTCTACTAAATCATTTACATTATTTATTTCATAAACTTTTATTAAATATAATAATGGAATAATAATAGGTGTAACAATTCTATTAAATGGATGTTGCATAACAAATGTATAAGTATATTTTTTATCTAATGTATTTAAATTAAAATTATTACTATTACAAGTTTCAAAAAACATACTTCTAAATGTCATATCATAATAATCTTTAAAATAATTATTACTATCATAAAATTTATAATTTTTTAAATCATTAAAAAATATCATATTTCCACCGACTGTTGATTTTGTAGCGATTTCCCATACTTCATTTATTACATCATAAAATACATTTATCATTGTTCCATCTATAAAATCTTCTATCCATAATTCTGAAATTTCTTTATATTTATTTTTAAATATATTATAATTTATTGATTTTTGAGGACTAAAACTTACAATTTTATTATTACGAACTATTACAGACCTATAATTTTTCAATTCCTCAAATTTATCATAATCATTATCTTGATAAAATTTTAATCTTTTTTTATTATATTTAATAATTTTGTATTCGACATTATTAAATGTGTATTTTTTAATAATTAAATCTTTTTCTTCATTATCAATTTCTTCATTATCTATTTCTATTTCCATATTTGGATTAATATTTTTTTTTTCAATTTCCATATTTGTATTTTTATTATTTTTTGTATTTTCTAATAATATTTTATTAATATTTAGTTTATATAACATTTATAATTAATCTAATATAAATTATTAATATTTCTTTAACTTATTTAAATATAATATTTTTTTTTTTAATATATTATAAATATACTATAAATATATTATTATGGATACTAATAAAGGTTCTAATAATTTATCTAATCAATCATCTGAACTAAAAACAGATTCGGTTTCTGATGATGAATTAAATAATAAATCAGAAAAATCTTCATTTAAAATTACATTAAAATCTAAATCTAAATCTAAATCTAAATCTAAATCTAAATCTAAATCTAAATCTAAATCTAAATCTAAATCTAAATCTAAATCTAAATCTGAAACTGAATCTAACGATGAAAATACAGATGAAAATACAGATGAAAATACATATGAAAATACAGATGAAAATACAGATGAAAAAAAAGAAGAAGAAGAAGAAGAAGAAGAAGAAGAAGAAGAAGAAGAAGAAGAAGAAGAAGAAGAAGAACAAGAAGAAGGAGAAGAAGGTGAACAAGAAGAAGGAGAAGAAGGTGAACAAGAAGAAGAAGCTATTAATTTATCGTTACAATTAGGAGATATAATTAAAATAGTATCACCTTCGAATGTGGATTTAAATAATAAAATATTTTATGTAAAATTTATAAATAATGAAAAAATAATTTTGGTAAATGAAGAAAAAACGATAACTATAGAATTTCAAAATGGTAAATTATCAGATGATAGTATTGAAAATGTATTATTATTACATAGAGAAGAAAGTCCAAGTTTTATAAAACAAAATAATTTAGAATTAAATCAAAAAATCTCAATATATTTTGATGAACCGAATCCAAAAATAATAAATGGTATAATAACAAATATAGAAGATGATATGTTAGAAATAAATATAATTCCAGATAATAAAATAATATATATAGATTTTGCATATTCAGGAATTCCAGAAGAATTAAATATAGAGAAAATAGTAATAAGAGATTTAGATAATTCAAATAATTCTTCAAATAATTCTTCAAATAATTCTTCAAATAATTCTTCAAAATCAAAATCACAATTAAAAGATGAGAATGAATTTTTAAATATAAATGAGGAAGATGATGTAGATTTAATAAATTATTCGAATGAAGAGTATGAAGGTATAATAATAGAAGAATTAGAATTAGGAAAAGATATAGGTGAATTTTATCATTATGTGAATGTATCAGATGATGAAAAGAGGTATCCAATAGAAGAACAAATACATGATTATTTGGATAATAATATAAAAAAAGAGAATGCGGATAATACACAAATAAAAATAATAAATAAAGAGGTGAATAGATTTAAAGAATTAAGGAGTATATTTTCGAATTTTGATAGAAATATGAATCCATTATTACCAGATGAAAAAGGAGAATATTATAAACCATTAAAGAAGATATTAATGAATTTAAATACAAATTTATATTGGATATTACCGGTAGGAAATAATAAAAAAATAATATTGGATGATATAATAAATAAAGAAGATGAAGATGATTATTATATAATAAATAATCAAGAAAAATTTATAGATAATTTAAAAGAAATAATAAATACTTGGAAAAAAAAATCATCAGATAGTAAAATAAATAATTATAATATTTATATAAATAATTTATTAAATACTTTTAATAATGTTTTATATAATTCAGAATATAAAGAAGTGAATGGACGAATACATATAATAAATGATGTAGATGATGATTTAAATAATTATGGAACGAGTTGTAATAAAGAAGGTTGTTCTATAAATAAAAATAAATTAGGAATAGATGTTTATACGGAATCATTAAAAATGTTAGAAACATATTATATAAATAATAAAAAGAATTATAATTTAATAGATTTAACATCGAATGATACGGTAAATATAAAATCATTTATAACATTACCAAAATCGGTATTTTATTTTTCAAAAATAAATATGAATTATACGTCAATTTATGAGAGAACGAATTTAAATATGAATTTTATAAATTATTCTCAAATATTAAATGATACATCAATAATAAATAAATATATTTTAGAGAATTCAAAAAAAGATGTGTATGTTAATACACATAAAAACATATATATAAATAAATTATTAAATTCAATAAATCATTTTACATATGAGAATATATTAAATGATAAGGAAAAATATGATGAAAATTATAATAATTTATTAGAAAGTTTTATACCTACAATAAAAAATTTATTATATGAAATAAATAATGAAAATAATGAATATAATATAAATTCAAAGACATCTAAATTATTAAAAGATATAGATATAGATATAAATGAAAAAAGAGAAGGATATATATATAATTCAATATTTAAATCTTATAAAGGAGAATATGTAAATTATAGTTCAATAATAAATATATTACAGATAGCAAATATAGATTATGATGATATAGATATAAAGAATTATAATATTTTAATAAATATAATAAAAAAGAATATAGAGAATTATATAAAAAGTTATGAAAAAAATAATAAAATATTGAATAATTTATTGAAGGAATATTTAAAAAAGAATAAAGAATTAGAAGGGGTAAATATAAAATATTATTTTTCTCTTTTAAATAAAGAATTAAAAGAGGAATTATTAGAAAATTATAAAATAAATGAGGAGAATATATTAAATAATACGGAATTTATATCAAATATAATAAAAATAGATAATGGTAGATATTTATTGAATACATTAAATAAAAATATAATGGATTTAATAGTATCAAATTTATTAGATAATTTTATAAAACAATCAAAAGATTTAAAAACGAATATAAAGAAGGAGGAAGATGAGAATTGTGAGAAATATGTATTAACGAAGAAATATAATTCAATAGAATTATTAGAGGATGATAATAATAAAACAATATATTTTGATGCGATATATGATACAACATTTTATAATATAATAAATGATTTTAAAAAAGAGAGAGAAAATATGACTTCAAAAGAATTTTATGATTTTTTAACAGAAAGAATAATGGAGAAAATGAATATAACAAAGAAGAATGGATTAAGAGAGGCGGAAGCAATAATAAAAGAGAAGAGAGAAATAATAGATGGAGATTATTGTTTATTAATAAATCAAGAAGATAATAAGAATTATATATATATAAGAAAAAATAATATATGGGTAAAAGATGAGAATTTAAAAGATAATTTTTATATAGATTCAAATAAAATATTATGTAATATAGATAAGAAATGTATAAGTAAAGATAATAAATGTGTATCGATAAATAAGAATGATGATATAAATTTAAAGAAAGATGTAGATGAAATATTAGATAATTTTCATTCAAAATATAATTTTAGTATAAATGATATAAAAGGAAAATTAAATGTGAATTATGAGAATTCAAAGAAATATTTAAAAAATATAATATTAATAAATGAAGAATATATAGAGAGATCAAATAGTATATTATTAAAATTAAATATAAATTATGATAAACAAATAATAGAATCACCATATAATACATTAAGAGATAAGATATTACATATAAGAGATTTTACAAAAAGACAAGAATATATAAAAAAATTTAGTATAACTTATACAAGAGAAGCATTAAATGAAGAAGATAAATATTGGTTATATTGTATAAAAACGGGTGTAAAATTATTACCAAATTTTTTATTAAAATTGGCGGATGCATTTTTAAATAAAAAAAATTATTTAATGGAATTAGATACGATATGTTCGGAACAGGGAACAATAAGTGATGATAATAATTATTGGGTAGATAAACATAGTGGTTATATAATAAAAAGAATTAATTTTACAGATGATAATTTTGATATGCAAATTGATAAATTGAATGTAAAAGAGGTATTAGAAGAGGATGATATAATGAATAAATCGATGAATTATACGAATCCAACAAATGCTATGATTTATTCAATTGTAAAGTCAGTATCAGGTTTATTAGGTATAAATTTAAATGATTATAATGAATATATAATAAATAATGTAATAATAATATTAAATACACGAATACCTTCAAAAGAACAATTTGAATATTTGAATATGAAATCTAAAAAAGAAGGTAAATTAAAAAATATATTATCATATGAAGATACATATAATTCTATATTATTATTTTTAACATTATCTTATATGATAGTAGCAATACAAATTTCAATACCAAGTATAAAAACAAAGAAGACATTTCCGGGTTGTATAAAATCTTTTATGGGTTTTCCATTTAAAGATATGGAGGATAAATCAACGGTTCATTATATATCTTGTGTAGTGGATAAGATGCGAAGTTCAATAATACCTTATAATGTATTAAATTTATTGCGATTATCTCAAAAAGCGATAGGAGATAGAATAGAAAAATTTATAAAAGAATATATAATAATAGATAATAATTATAAAAAATTGGTAGAAAAAAAAGAGAAATATTTATTAGAAAAACCGAATGAAGAGTATATAACAGAAGAATATTCTATTTATAGTTGGACTTCATTTAATCCACCTTTAATAGATTTTAAGATATCAAAAGAGAATTTACAACCAATTGCGAATACATTAAAGGATGATTTAAAAGAGAATTTAGTGAAAGGAAAAAAGAATAATTTATTAGAAATGATAAAATCAAAAATAATATATTTAAGTAATGGAATAATAGAATCGATTCAAACGATAGTAAAAAAAAAACAATTAATATTAGAGAATCATAATGGATTACCATTTTTAGAAAATGCATGTTGTAATATGGAAAAGAATGCTTATAATTATTTTACATCACAGGATAAAACAATAATAGAAAATAATGATTTAATATTATATTATAAAGAAATAGTGAATAGTTATAGGATATTATCAGAACCAATAATATTATATCATCCAATAAATAATAAAATATTATTACCAATATTAAAAAACGATTTTGATGAGAAAGTAATATATAAATCATTTATATATTATTGTAATTTTGGTAATAATTTTCCAATAGATAAAGAATTAATAAATGTAAGTATGAATAAACCATCAAAAATAATAAATACTGATAATATAAAAGAGAATATAAATTATTTAAAAAGTGAGGGAAAAATATATAATTCGGAGTCGTTAATAATTTTATTAGATATAATAAATAAAAGAAATTTAATACATATAAATTTTAAATATCCAATAATAAATAATATAGAAGAGATACGTTATTTAATAAATGATTTTAATGTAAATACAAAAAGTAATAATATATATAATGAATTTATAGATTATTTAGAGAATTTAATAGATAATTTTAGTGTAGTAAATGTGGTAAATACAGAATTTAAGAATATGATAAATTATTTAGTAAAATATAATTATGGTTTAAAAAATGATATAATAAATAATATAAAGAATAATGAATTATTGAGTAATAAACAAAAAAATTTAATATATAATAATTTAGAATTTAATAATGATAATTTAAATATAAAAATAGAATATTTAAATTTTTTTCAAGATTATATAATAAATTTTTTATATATATTTCCGAATATAATAATAAATAAAGATAAAATAAATTTAGATAATAATGTTCCAACACATTGGAAGTTATCAGAAGTGCATAATACAGATGTGAATAATATAATAAAGAATTATTATGAGGGATTAATGGAAATAAAGAATTTACCATATTTAAATTTAATTTTTAAATATTTAAGAGAAGATAATTCAATAATAGTAAATTTATCAAAAATAACTTATTATAAAAAGGATATAATAATAAATGATGATAAAAATATTTCGAGTATTTTTAATGAAACATATATAAAAGATTATTTTAAGTTTGTATATTATAATTTAATAAATCAATTATTAAATATAATAAATAATGAAAGATTTAAAACAGAAATAAAAAGTATAAATAATTATAATGAGATGGAATTAAAAGAATTTATATATAAATATTTAATGAAATTTTTAAATATAATGTCAAATCATTTTAATAAATTATTAAATGATAATTATAAAAAAATAAAAGAGAAAATTAATTATGCAAAAGAAAAGGAGAAGAATTTAATAACAGATTATTTAAAGAATTTGAATGATGAGGAGAGAGAAATAGAGAATGTTTTTAAGAATAATAAATTAGGTAAATGGAATTTGGGATTACAAAAAGGAATAACTCAATATGTGCAAGAGAATTATGATAGGGAGAGGAAAGAGATGGAAGAGCAATTAGTTAGAGATAAATTATTAAAAAATAATTTAATGGTTTCTTATATGAATAAAGATATATATAATATTGATTTACAGGAGGAGATGCTTAGGAATGAAGAGATAGATAATGAGGAATATAATTTGGGAATAATACAGGATGATGATGAGAATGATTATATGGAAGAAGATGCATAAATATATGAGAGAAATAATATATAAAAAAGAATTTAAAGAAAATAAAAAATATGAATAAATAATTTTTCTCTCTTTTATTAAATTAAAAAAGTTATAAATTCTATTTTGAAATTGAAATAGAATTTATAAAAATATGAATTTAAATATGAGAGAAATATTGAAAATATAATTTTTTTCATTTTTTTATTTTTTCTCTCTTTTATTAAATTAAAAAAGTTATAAATTCTATTTCAATTTCAAAATAGAATTTATAAAAATAGGAATTTTATATATGAGAGAAATATTGAAAATATAATTTTTTTATTTTTTCTCTCTTTTATTAAATTAAAAAAGTTATAAATTCTATTTTGAAATTGAAATAGAATTTATAAAAAAACGAATTATATATATGAGAGAAATATTGAAAATATAATTTTTTTATTTTTTCTCTCTTTTATTAAATTAAAAAAGTTATAAATTCTATTTTGAAATTGAAATAGAATTTATAAAAATATGAATTAAAATATGAGAGAAATATTGAAAATATAATTTTTTTCATTTTTTTATTTTTCTCTCTTTTATTAAAAAACAATTTAAAGAAAATATATAAAAAAAACAATTTAAAGAAAATAGAAATAAAGAATTATAATATTATATTGATTTTTATATAATATTAGTAATGTTAGAAATATTTATTCATAATAATAAGATATTAGTATCAATAATATTATTTATATTAATATTTTTAATAATAATATTAATGAAACCAACAATAATATTTGATAAAAATGGTAAATTAAGAGAATTTGGAATAGGTTATAAGAATAAAACTATACTACCGATTTGGTTAGCAATAATAATAATAGCAATATTTAGTTATTTAGGAGTATTATATTTTATAAATTTTAGAAATTATAATTTTTAAAATAAAAAAATAAAAAAATAAAAAAAATATTATGTTGTTATAATTCATTAAGATTTAATTTTTTTAATAAATTATTACTATAAATAAGATTACCGGAAGGTTTATAACTTTTAATATCTTTAAAATCTAATTTTTTATTTTCAATTTCTATATTTTTATTTTTATTATTTAAAATAAGATTATCAATATTTTTTTGTTCTTTTTCGATATCATTACTATTATAATTTTCATTATTAATAATATTACCATATTCATCAATAGTTTTGCCAGTTTTTTTTTTAATTTCATTTCTAACATAGGAAGGAACCCAGTGTTTCCAACTAATAAATAATAGATTAGGATGTGTATATCTAACAATAAAACCATTTTCTCTTAATTTTTCAATAACATAAACGCAACAATCTTTATTATTATATTTAGAAACACCTAATAAAATTTCAGGTATAATATACCAACAACATTGTTCATTAACTAATTGTTTAGATGTAATTTTAATTTTAGAATGAATTCTATTTAAAATTTTATTATAGTTATTTAAAATATTTAAATCATGTTCTTGTTTTTTAATATATAATTCATCAATATTTAATTTAAGACTAATATCTTTATTATCTTCTTTATCAAATAAATTGTAATAAATATCATTATTCATTATTATTATTATTATATAAATTTAATAAAAAAATTTATATAATATAACTTAATAAAATATATATATATTAAATATAATAATAAATATTTAAATAATTTTAATAATATATTAATTAAAATAATATATTAATTAAAATAATTTATTAATATATTAAATATAATAATAAATATTTAAATAATTTTAATAATTAATATATTAAATATTAATCAATATTTAAATGTAATAAAAAATATTTAAATCATGGATATAAAACATTTAGTATTAAGTGGTGGTGCTATTGTAGGATTAATAGAATATGGTATTTTAAAAAATTTATCTAAAAAAAATATAATAAAGTATGAAAATATTAAATCAATATACGCAACCTCTATAGGTGGATATATTGCTTTAATTTATATGTTAAATTATGATTGGGATTGGATGGATGATTTTATAATAAAAAGACCTTGGGATAAATTATTAAATTTTACATCGGAAGATTTTTTTAATTTATTTTATGCAAAAGGATTATTAGATGAAGATACTATAATAGAAGTAATTAAACCTTTATTATTAGCAAAAGATATATCAATTAATGTAACTTTAAAAGAATTATATGATATAATACCAATTGATTTATATTTATTTTGTTGTAATTTAAATGAATTTTCAAAAATAAAATTACATCATTCAACTCATCCAAATTTAAAATTATATGAAGCATTATATATTTCGGGATTAATTCCTATATTATTTAAACCAAAATTTTATAATAAAGAACTTTATATAGATGGTGGTATAATTGATAATTGTCCTTTTATAGAATGTTTAAAAAATGAAAAATGTAAAGATGAAGAAATGTTAGTTTTAATAAATGATAAAAAAAAATTTATAGATTTAAGTAATAATTTTTATATTGAAAACAATTATTTATTTAATGAAAATTCAGTATTCAATAATCATACAATAAATGAAAACGATACATTAATAGATTTTTTTATATTTATTTTAAAATCATTATTTAATAGAATTTTTATAATAGAGAATGATTATAAATATAATATTAAATATTTAATTCATATTTCTTTAACTCCAAATATTATAGATTTAAAATATTGGAAATATGTATCTTGTAATTCAAATGAAAGAAAATATTTAATAGAATTAGGAATTAAAGAATCTGATATTTTTATTATAGAACATAATAAAATATAATAAAATATAATAAAATATAATAAAATATAATAAAATATAATAAAATATAATAAAATATAATAAAATATAATAAAATATAATAAAATATAATAAAATATAATAAAATATAATAA